AAATATTATGCTGAAAATCTTGAGCAATACTATTTACATGATCAGTTAGCAAACCGTTTGATGAATTATAGTTGGTAATTTTTTTTGAACCTGTCCCGAGTCCTTCGACTCCGCTCAGGACAGGCTTTACCGAAGGATTAAAAACACTTATTCCATCATTTGTTCCAATCCATAAATTGCCTGTATCATCCTGATAAATACAATTAATCACATTTCCGATTAATCCATTTTTAGTAAGGGAGGTGAAGTTGGTTAAAACGGCATCGTCACGATATTGCTGCGTTCTATCTCTGTCTGTCTGGTCAACAAAACGAATGTATTCCCTGGCATCATTGCCGATAATATCACGCACTAATTGCCATTTAAGCTTAAACTTTCTATAATCTTTGTACTCAGTATCAACGGGCATGGAATGCGCCTTTGGACATAAAATTAAATTTAATGGGGATAATAGGTTTTTGTACAGCACATTCAAAAGCTAATGGATATGTACTAGCATCATTTTGATGGTCATGCCCGCTGTGTTTATCTGGTTCATTGTTCTTATCGAGACATTGCTGTTCAAGGCATCGACACACTTCTGGGCATTCTATATGGTTGACAAATAACCGATTCTCTGCAAACATCTTGTTTGTCGCTGTTGTTCTATCTATAATAAGAGGATTTTTTGCATTTGCCCGTACACTGAAGTGTGCTGCATGTAGTAGCGCAATAGAACTTACATTAGCGTTTGCATTGCCTCTAGCTCTGCCCGAACTGTCGGGGTACATTATAATTTGATGATCTTTTGATTGCCATCTATCTTGTATAACTCGGATCAATTCAGGTGTATCTAGTAAATTAACAAGTTCTGCTACAGCGTGCCAATCCCTACCGCCGTTACGCCGCACATACACTGTAGCGGCTGTTTTACCAACATTAAAATCACACCCAATATACAGAGTTTCTTTATCTTGAATTCTTTCTATACTGTTGTGAATATCACGTTTATAATTATAATACACAGACTTGTTCGCCATATTGACAAATTCACCTTCAAGATAGGCTTTTGCTAACTCGGCGGGGTATTGCTCATACAATTGGCGTACATAAGATGCGCGTAATGTGGGGTTATCACTTGTCTTACCTTGCACATTTTTAAATTCTGGGTTTTTGTTTTGTATCCACATTTTGTAACAAAACTTATAACCTTCAGGAGTAGTGTAGGCATACATCCTATTCGTACATTCCCATTTCTTTAATTCGTCATTCCATACTTTATGTTCTTGGGGTAATCCTTTGGGATTTTGTCGATTACGCCCCATAACCTTCTGCCATATTCTTTCAGCTTTATCCATTGGGAGTGTGTCTAATTCGTCCATATGAGATGAATAAGTTTCATAACCAACGAGCTTATCGGGATCGTCCATGGATTTAAAAACAAAGTCACCAATGGAATTACTACTTGTATATATAATGTGGTCTTGTTTATTGAGTGTATATCTAACACCAAATTCATTAAGCCAATACTCCATCATCGGAATGGCTACAGACTTAATCAAATTGTAGTCGGGTTCGTATAAAGCTACTATAGCATTCGAGGAATGAAACCCATCTCTTGTAGCACAGAAGCCCATTAAATGTGATTTCCCACAACCATATCCGCCCCGAAACAAACTAAAAGAGCTAGTGAGATTGACGAATTCTGTCTGCGCTTTTGTTAACGCAATAGTAATTTCTTTAGACATCTTCGCTTACAACATCAATAATATTTTCTATCTGTTTAATCTCATGATTAGATGGTAGCATTTCTATTTTTATGATCTTAACTTCGTCGTCATGAGTAGTATGTGTTTCCACTTTATCAGCCCAGCCCATAACATTCTTAGCAGCAAATATAAGCATACCGGCATTACCCGGAGTTTTGTTAGTGCCATTCATCTTTTCACGGAATTTCTTGGCAAAATAAGCTCGATAGTCCATTTCTGCTATTGCAGCAGCTTCAGCAAATTTGGGAATTGTAGCAATCCAGTTGTACCAGGTGGGAGTTGTAATACCCCAAAGCAAACAGCACTCTTCTATAATGAGACCATCTTTACGTAATCCCTCTTGCAATGCTTTGCTGTATCGAGGCTTGTATTTACTTTTAACTCCCATTATTTTCTGCGTCTAACTTGACTATCAACTAATTGCTTAACACCTTCTTTAACTTCTGCGATGTCTTCTGATAAATGTTTCAGCATAACTTTTGTTATTTCTGTAGTAATTTCCAATTTCTCAATACGCGCTTGTAAACCAGATACTTTATCTTTCTCTTTTAGATGTAATGTAAACAACCAGCCCATTATAGCTACTGTAGCGTAAGCTAATACGCCTTTGAACCATGTCCAAGTTGTTCCATCCATTTTATTAGTCTCTTGGTAAGTCATTTCTGATTTGTAGTTTCTGTATCTCATGGCCAGCTTTAAGAGACGTGAAAGCACTAATGTGGTTGAACATAGCAGTGATAAACCCTGTACCGACAGTGATACCCAGGAGAGTATTAAACACAATAACACATTCCTCTGTATACCATTGCGGGTAATTAGCCATCGCGGCGAATATATGTATTGTTGCAGTAGGTACAAAAATCCCCATGATAAATGGGGAAAAGAATATAATCACAAGCCATTGTTTAAATCTATTGCTAGTCATAGCAATGATTGTAGTAGCTAATGCATCCTGTCCTTGTAAAGCGGCTGTAGTAGCCTGGATAGTAGCTAATTGCACTTGTGCTTTGACAGTGAAATATTGCCCTATAATGCCGGGCAAACTTCCCAATAATGAAAAAAGAAATCCCATTTAACTATGCAGCAGGGGGAGGGGCAGGAGGATTTACGAGTTTATTTACTTCAGCAACCATTTTAGCTTTTGCACTAGCCCATAATACGCTGATTGCGGCATGGGAAAGCATACCACCTACAAAACATACTACACATAACATTAAACCTGTCATTTTTCCTCTTTATAATTTAAAATGTTAGAGCACCGAGAGAGTTTAACCACAGTCGATGCGCGGTGGGGGCAGTTTCTACAGTCAATGCCCAGGAATGGGAAGAGAATCAGAAGCACGGAGAAGGGACACTTGTTCACGGGGGAACTTTAAAGTGTATTTGCTAGATTCTCTATATTTAGTTTCTTTCTTTCCATTATAACACACTTTTTCTAAAAAGCAAGTACTTTGTCATATTTATTTTCTATTCTTTATTAATCAACAGCCTCTCTTTCGCTATAATGTAGTAATCCTCTTCTTTTTCTATTCCTATAAATTCTCTATTGAGATTCATGCATGCTACACCTGTTGTTCCACTCCCCATACAGAAATCTAACACTGTATCACCTCCGTTGCTGTAGGTTTTGATAAGATACTCCATAAGAGCAACAGGCTTTTGTGTTGGGTGTTTCCCTACTTCTACATTAAATTTTTGCACACTGCCTGGGTAACGTCTATCTGTCATTTTAAATGGGGTAGTTAACTTTAGATTATTGTACGCTTCCCTTTTTCCATTACTAGGGTTAACTAAGTATTTTGCGCGAGCCTTTCCACTCTGAGCTCGCTCTTGCATAATTGGATTATAAGTAATTCTGTTGGCTCCAAACACTAACACACTTTCATGTTCTTTCATGGGGGTGTATTTTAAACACGCAAAATTACTTCCCCTATTTTTCTGATAGATCCACTCACATTTAAAATTTCTAATATTAGAACTAACCAAAACACTAGTAAAAGGTTGACTTGCTGTCAACACAATAGGAGTGTCATCTTTAACAATTCTCTTTAATTCTATCCACATATGTTCCAAGTCTAAACATGTGTCCCATTTACATGCTGTTGTTCCATAAGGCATATCGGTTAAAACCAAATCTATACTGTTATCTGGTATAGTTGGGAATATATCAAAACAGTCTGCATGATAAAGATCCATTATCTTCTCCTCTTTATTTTTGACATAGCTATCACTTGAGACGGTGCTAGCCCCTATGTATGCTCTTTGTTCCTTTGTTCCTTGAATACCAGCTTTACCAGCTCCTGTATTAACTGACTGACAGGCCGCAGTCCCCCATGTGTTTCTGTTGTCTTAAGAGCCCTAAAGCGATTAAGACATGCTAGCAATCTGCTATATATGCATTATTCATGCCCTCCGTCTCGAAGAGGGCTGATATTCAAGTGCTCCTGCCGATTATTGTTTATACACGTTTAGGCAATGTAGCTTGTCATTCGTGCCAACCTTTATTATCATTATAGCACACTTTTATTAAATGTCAAGTGGTCGTCTGTAAATGCGTTTTAAAGCCCTGTAGAGCCAAACCCGCCACTACCTCTATGAGTAGTGTGTGAAAACTCCTCTACAACGTTCAACTGAGCTTTAACAATGGGTAGGAACATCAATTGTGCGAATCTATCCCCTGCTTTTAATTTAATGTTATTTTCCTCTTCGCCATTGTATACGCCTTCGTAAGTTTGGTGCTGTCTTTTAAATGACTGTAAACTATTCCACGCACTTACTAACAACTCTCCCTGGTAGTCTTCGTCAATCAATCCAATTGTATTAGCTAACACAAGTCCTCTTGTACCAAGCCCTGATCGTGGAAGAATTAGCCCCGCAATCCCCATTCCATTCGCTTTACTAAAATGTTCTGTATGTCCTATGTGAATGGCTATACCAGTCGCAATCATCACGCGCTCTTGCGGGAAAAGTACAATATCTTTAGTACAAATCAAATCCATGGCAACACTACCAGGTGTAGCATAGGTAGGTAACCCGTTTGCTAGATTATCTAAAATTTTAATTTCAATTTTCATTTCCTACCCCTCAATTTAACCTGTGGATTGCCCTCGTTGTCTTTAATGTAAGCTATGCCGTCTATCCAGAACAAATGTTTAGCCTTGTCTAGTATATCAATAACATTCTTCGGGAATGTTATTAATGGGGGAGCTTCGTAAGTGCTTAAATACTCTTTTGTACTAAATCTTCTTTTACATTCTGTGCATTCCCTCCGGCGGTAAATAAATTCTCTGGTTTCATCATTCTTCTCACGTGTGTCAATCACATGAGCATGTTCATTGCAAAATACACAATTCATATAGTTCCCCTAAAAACACTAGATGTAGTAATATTATAGCATATCTTGTGTTTTTGTCAATTTATGCTATACTATAAAAAATAGGAGGGAAACTATGGAAATTCCAGAAAGTGAAGCATACGAACAATTTTTTCAATATATTGATACAGTAGTTGGAGATTTTGTATTGCCTGCAATTGGGGATATCCCATCACGCCACTTAAGTGCTAGTGATGTACTGATACAGTTGCGGGCTATGTACAGAGGTGTATATCTTTCAGATGCGTTATTCTGCGAATGGATGCGTGTCAAAGGTTTTAAACAAGCAGGATATGGGTGGATTAAATGAAAACTTTTATTGTAGTTTATTTAGTAGTTTGGTGTCTTATTATGTCATACGGCAGTATAAAAGGAGTTCAGGCGCATACTTATGCAGTGTGTGTAAATACTGCGTGGCACACTGTTAATGATAATCCAGCGGGTGTAATGCAACAAGTGTTAACTTGTGGAGGTAATCTATGACAACATTAGTATGGGACGGGAGAATACTCGCTGCTGATGGACAAACTAGCACAACTAGGTTTGTATTTGGTCGGACAGCAGAGAAATTAATTGACTTACAAGGGATAGTATATAAAGATGAAAAGTTATTATGGGGAGCATTTGCAGGAAATTGTGTAGGAATTGAGCACACAATAGAAGTGTTACGAGGAGAGAGGGAAATAGACCCTGAACATACTACTTCGGGCATAATTGTGGGGGAAACTAAAGTGTATTATTTTGACGAAGAGGACACTGTGCTCACACCTAGTCAGGATAAACACTTAGCTGCGGGATCTGGTGTTATGTTTGCTCTATCAGCTATGGAATTGGGATTAAATGCTATACAAGCAGTTAAACATGCTTCCAAGTTTGATTTATACACAAATGATATTGTAACATACCGTATTTTGCGATAGGAGTAATATATGACTAAAGAAGTAGAACCTGGTAGGTACATTTTGCGTGTGTTATATGTAGATTCAAGACACGAAACTGTTGTAGATTACATTGGGTTTATAGTGATTAATTTTGAACAGCAACAAAAGTTTATTCGCGATATTATTGAGAAAATACAGGTTGAAGGAGGTTTTGTACTTAAGACATCTGTGAAACTTCCACCAAAGGAGTAGTTAATGAGTATTATTAAAAAATATCCTAAAATCTCATTCATGATCATAATGAAATTGTGGTGGATTGTCAGTTTCTTTTTTACAATTTACATAATCCAAAATTCAATCCCTACACTTAGGCAATTTGTGCTAGGAAGTATTTTTACAATATTAACACTTCCTCTTAACTATTACTTAACATATAGCTTCGGGGGCAAAAAATGAATATTCTCGAATGTGTTAATTGTCGTCATCTCACACCCATACCTTTGGAAAATACTGTTACAGCCTCTGCAAGTATACCCCCTACACCTGAGGATACTTATATACCCCACCTTTGTAGAAAATGCCTTTTTGAAGAATCGTGGAGGGTATTTCTTAGAGCGGAACAAATAAGAAAATCGGAGGCTTTAAAATGAATGTTTTAAGTTTATTTGATGGTTGTGCAATGGCCTATTGTGCTCTTGAAAGAGCTGGAATTAAAGTAGATAACTATTATGCCAGTGAGATTGACAAATACGCTGTCAAAGTTGCCCTAGATAATTTTCCTAAAATAATTCAAATGGGCAATATCATGAATCTTAATAATTGGGATTTTTCTCCTGGTTATGATTGGGAGTTTCCTCGTTTGGACTTAATTATAGCCGGATTCCCATGTCAGGACCTATCCTTTGCCGGCAAACAAAAGGGGTTACAAGGAGAGCGCAGTGGTCTATTCTGGAAAGCTGTAGAAATTCTTAAATATTGTAAACCAAAATATTTCTTATTTGAGAATGTTAAAATGAAACAGGAATATCAAGATATAATATCAGAAGTACTTGGTGTACAGCCTATAATGATCGATTCTGCGCTAGTATCTGCACAGAGTCGCAAACGACTGTATTGGGTAGGGCAACATTGTAAGGTTGATGATTTTAAATGTTTGCATTGTCAGTTAGGGGATGAAAATGAGAAGCGAGGCGTACAAGAATGCTCACAGAGCGAGGGAGAAAGCACGATACTGGGCAAACCACAAGGACGACAAACTAACGTGCAAAATTTGTCAAATAGAGTATTTGAAAATCACTCGGCCAGGAACTACCAAGACATGTTCGCAACTTTGTGCAGAGAAGAACAAAAAGCAAAACGATGCGAATCGGAACAAAGAAACGAAAAAGATTTACCAAACGAAATATGTGCAACAAAACTCAGAGAAACTATTAACTTACCAAAGGGTATACAGACAGACACCGAAAGGAAAGGAAGTTGCCGCGAAATCAGACGCAAAGAGACTCAAGACAATAAGGCATCAGGGATATATAGCAAGAAGGTACTTGAAACCGTTGTTAAATATGGAAAAATGTCTTGTCTGTCTTGCGACGGAAGATTTGACAATAGACCACATAATACCGTTGACGAGAGGTGGGGGGAATATATTAGAGAATTTACAAGTTTTGTGTCGGCAATGCAACTCCAAAAAACATACTACTATAAACAATTAGGTGTTACACAACCCGAAGATAAAGGGATTTTATTAAAAGATATTTTAGAAGGTAATGAACAACTAGGCTGCCGTATGGTAGGGCGTAAAATCAATGTAGAAGGAAAAAGGGATGACTATAACTCAGATATCCCTACACAGCAATACATTGAACCTAGGTTAGACGGAAAGAGTAATTGTTTATCTACTGTAGCAAAAGATGCTTTAGTATGGACAGATAGATATAAGAGTTATTGCATTGATGCAAATTATTATAAAGGGGCGTCATTAGAGCAATACCAGACAAAATGCCGCAGACAGCTTGTATTTACAAAGACGGGGGAAAATTTAAATACTTACAGGAAACTCTCCCCTGTAGAATGTGAACGATTACAAACATTAAAGGATGGATATACATCAGGTGTTTCTAATACACAACGTTATAAAATATTAGGCAACGGATTCACTGTGGATGTGATAGCGCATATTTTGGGAGGTGTATTATGAGGTACATGGGATCTAAGAGACGTATAGCGAAGGAAATACTGCCTATCATACTTAGAGACAGGAAAGAAGGACAATGGTATGTGGAGCCTTTTGTTGGTGGTGCTAATACATTAATTCATGTCCAAGGCAATAGAATGGCTGCTGATATTGATGAACATCTGATTGCTATGTACAAGGCTGGGCAGAAGGGCTGGATTCCGCCAGAACACATTACTCGAGAAGAGTATTTTAAAAGCAAATGCGACTTGACTCGCACAGACAGGCACTATATTGGTTATATCAGTCATTTCCTTGCTTTTGGTGGTAATTGGGGGCATGGGTTTGGGCAAAGTAAAAATAAAGACTCTACAGCGGAAGTTTATAGGTCGTTTATAAAACAAAACCCATTTTGGAAAGATGTTAAATTTATTAATTGTAGTTATGATGAAATTAGGTTACCTAAAAACTCTATTATTTACTGTGATCCACCCTATCAAGGAACATCAAAATATCGTTACAGTATAGATCATAACAAGTTTTGGCAGTGGTGTAAAGAGAAAATACAAGAAGGACACAAGGTATTTGTATCAGAATTTACTGCGCCTAGTGATTTTGTTTGTGTTTGGCAAAAAGAAACAATAAATCCTAATTTAAAAAATAAGAAAGCACCTACAGTAGAAAAACTGTTTACTATGTAATAAGCCACATTCTTTCTTTTATTCCTAAGGAGAATTTATATGGATAAATTAAGTATACAAGAACAGGCGTGCAACATTAAAAAACACCTAATAAATTTACTACCAAACACTGTGCCTTATGTGGCGGCTTATTATTGGGAATCTATTGATACGACAGAATTTTCAGCCCAAATTTACAGTGATAAGGGCGTTTGTATATCTGGTGCCGGTTTTTCTGGCTTAAGTTATGAACAAGTTTTAATATATAAACCAGAAAGACGAAAATTTATTAAGGATAAGAAATGAATATTTTAAGTTTATTTGACGGATGTGCAATGGCTTATTGTGCTTTGGAAAAGGCTGGGTTCACCGTTGATGTAATCGCACACATATTAAGGAGTATATAAAATGGGAATGTTACTAAGTATAGGGGAAAAGAATTTTTCACTGAGTATATCTATATGTATAATATTATTAGTTGTATTAGTTATTATTTACAACAAGATGGACAAATGAGCCACTAACAGTGGCGAGTCAGGGATGACGAGCCGCCCGAACCATCTCCTCCCTTCCTCACCTCAGACCCAATGCTAGCAGCATTATAAGGGTCTGTTTCTTTGTGCCAACGGCATGCCCTAAGTGGTTTTCTTTTGTTTTATAGCCGGAGGCTTAGGCACCGACCATCCAACCATCGGTTGGGGGGCGTATCCCGTCATGAATACCTTTGGTATGAATAAAGATTATTAATTTCTTAAAGGCCAACGAAAGGAGGCTTATATATGCCTACGACATAATCATATGTCTTAAGTCACTAATGCTTGCTTTCACTTAAGCTTACACTTAAGCTTACACTTAAGCTTATCTACGCACAAAGAAAAGCAATGTCTTTCATTAGAGCTAAGACATTGCCTTATATATGTATACTCAATGCTCGTAGTACTCGCAGATTACTGGCAGTAATCCAAGTTTCGCATACATTATAATTTATACTAGCTATTAATACCTAATGACATATCTATAAATGTTTCTCCATAGCTTGTATTTTCTTACGTATTTGGTAAATCTTGCTTTGATATCTTGTTGTTAAACGTGCTATTTTAGCTAACAAAGCTTCAGCCTCTAACATCAAGGCTGTTCGCTCTGCTATTATTTCTGTATGTTGTTTTATAATAATCTGCATATCCACACCTTAAGTACGTGACATATCAACATCTGTCTATTTCATCCAAGTAATCCCTTTATGTATTTTCCAAATTGTACTATAGCTAATACTATACAATTTAGCTATCTTTCTTTGCGACAAAACCCCCTCTTTAAGTAATTTCTTAATTATAATAACCTCCTCATTCTTTAACTTGGCGCAACAGCTGTTTTCCCCTTGTTTGGATTTATTCAAGCCTAATTTATATGCATGTCTCTGGTTTTCACTAGCTGTGCACATTTCAAGATTTTCTAGTCTATTGTCAGTTTTTATTCCATTCTTATGGTTTACTTGCAAGTCTGGACGGTAGTTTGACAAAAAAGCCCTTGCAACTAACCTGTGCACTTGTTCCATCTTATAGTTCCCAAATCTTCTAAGTTTTACATGAAAATAGCCTCTACAAATACACTTGGCCATTACAGATTCTTTAAGCCATTTTAATCCATTTTGTTTATATTTTACTTGCCTTTCTAGGCCTTTTACCAACCCTGTATTACTGACTTGGTAATACCCTTCCCAATTAGGAATATCTTTCCATATTTCCATAAATCACCTGCTAAATCCAACATCTGTAACAACACCGTTTAATGTTTGTACAGTCCATACACTTCCATCTGCTAGTATGTATGTCAATGTAGATTGATCGCCCCAAATATCTCCTTGTTTAAAATTAGGTTGCCCACATGCTGTAATAACTTGCTGAACAGTATCTCCTGTATCAACAATACCATTTGTACAGCGCATAGTCCATCCTGCATGGACGGACATAGCGAGTAATAAACCACTTATTAGAATTGCTCTTGCTGTTGTAGTATTCATTTTTATTACTCCTTAAAATGTACCTTTATTAATCTTGTTTGTCAAATCATCTACACTTGTAGCTTTGTCTAATTGGTGTGCAATTTCTCTTCCAGAGTTTATTTCTGCTGTGTATGCTTTTCCTTCTTCGCTTACTGCAAATCTTGCTTGTCTTTCTGCATCTGCTTTTTTACCTGCTTCGATAAAGGCTTTCAATGCTTGTGTGTTCATCTCATTCCCCTTAAATTAATCTCTTCTCTTAATTTAATTATAGCGCATATTTAAACTTTGTGTGTATTATTACTTTGTAATAATGTAAATTATTAGTAAGTTTTAGTTTATATTTCTTGTATTAAAATATATAATGTACCAATACTGATTAAAACTATCACTGTTAGTAACATTTGTTACTCCTTAACGTCTGGTTTTACGTTGGTATGTACGCACTGCGTCTGGTTTACGTTGTTCAATTCTGTATCCATAATCATCATTTGGCATTGCTTGTAACAATTCGAACATTGCCCTGTCTTCGTTATCATCATCTATTTTAGCAACGACCTGTTGTGTAGATTTGAGATAAATGTAAGCGATCATTTTAGTGACTCCTCAAAAACATTTCTATTGCACTGCCATCTTTGAATATGTATTTGACAATGTGGTTAGAAAAATCTTTATTGCTTGCTATAGCATGTTCAAGTGCAAGTTCTGGGAAATTCTTAACAAGTTGTGCTATGGTTTTCATGATGTTCTCCTATTGTCCTTATATTAAGTATGGCACAATAGAAGAAAATATGTAATAAACGATTGTAAAGTATTAGTAATCATTTACAGTGAGGCGTTTTCCTAGTATAATGCCTTGTTCATAAGCTTGTTTCAAAGCTTTTGCAACATCTTTTTCAATTCTGTAGATATTACCTAGATTTTTTAATGTTAGATTATTAGCCCACTTTTCAAAATCAGGCGGGCTAATAGTAAGTTTAGACAACATAATTTGCTCTCTCTTCTAAAGCTACAGTTTGTAAATTGTATATATTTTTATACATTTCTTCTAACCATGCACTATTTAATTCATCTTTAAAAATAGAACAACTTAAAACACGTAAAGTTAAAAGAGCGGTATTAGCATCTGCGATGCGTTTTAAAACATACTCATTTTCTACACTCATTATGCATACTCCCAATTTTCATCATTAAGATCAGTGATAATTCCTTCACAGTATTTAACATCTCCAGAATCAGAATAATACTGAACTACTCCATAATCACCTATCTCAGTAAATTCATCACCGTATAACAATTCACCTTCAATGGCATTTTCAATTATCGCGTACATAACGAATCCTCCGACGTATATTATGGGACGTGTGCATAGCATAGTAGATTTTCCAATCAACTAACACTTCTGGATAAACTTTATCACTATGCACTCCCCGCTCATCTTTATCAGTCTTACTTATAATAGTCATAATATCAACTCACTAAAATATGCCCACGTTTTAGTTCTGTTTCATAAAACAGTCCTTTATAAACATACTTATGGAGACCAGAGTCATATTTATAAACAGTGTACATAAATTGATTATGCTCTCTCCCTGTTTTATGCCCTCGATAATGATTTGCAAAGTCTAACATAATATTTCCCCTTCCTGCCCAGATACTTATTAATTGTATTATTTTTTATCTGTTATTATAACTATAGACCATTAATGAACAATATGTCAAATAGCAATGTAAATAATATGTAAATAAAACCCAAATTAATGGGCTTATATTGTATGTCACTGGAAAGGGCTAATATCCGATTATAGTTACATAGAGAATTATCGGCACCAAGGCATTGAAATACTATAATACCTATAACTATAACTTGGATGTTCCCACATTTCTGGATTTGCTTGATCACCAGATCCCATTTTATCTAATTGCAGATAAAACTTACGCCCTTCACAAATATCATATCCAGCTCGTAATGTGAAAAATGCACCCATTTTGTCAGCTTGTCCTTCTTTATCAATTGTCATTAATGTAGGGTCTGTATTTAGCATATGGTGAAGCATTACATGCGCCATTTCATGCCCTAATACAGTCGCTATTTCATCCTCATTACCATTAAGAAATTTGAGAATACCTGTCGTGAAAGTAATATCAGTACCATTTGTCCAGGCATTAATAATATCAGTGTCAATCACTTGTAAAGGAACAGTGGGTGCCCCTGTATATACACGCAGATTAGCATATATAGCATACAATTGCTTTATTTCTTGTTGTTCAGTGACTTTTGTAACATTAACAGGCCTTGTAAAATAGTTAGTTAAGTAAAATGAGGAAGAAAAAGTAAGTATAGTTAATAATACAACTTTACATACCCAATATATCTTTGATTTGTTTATTTGAATTCTCCTTTGAACTTAGTTCACTCTCTATTATGTCAATTATAATATCTGTACTGTATAAATGGGTATATTTGAGTATATTCTCCTCATATTTAGTAATAAGTTGTTTAAAAATCTGGTTTGCTGCAGTGATGCCTGGTGCATCATTATCGAGCCATATATCTATATTTGTATAATTCTGCATAATATAATTCAAATTGCTTTTATTTAGACTTGTGCCAAACAAACACAATGTATCTACAAATTGCCCGCAACGAAGAGCTGAGATATAATCTTCTACAAGTATTAATCTATTAGAAAGATTTGAACGAACAACAAAAGGTGTCTTTTTGACACCATTTGAAGAATAAAAAGCTTTTGGGAAAAATCTACGCTGATATTCTAGCAAATTGTAATTTTCGTCCAATACAACAGGATATAACAAACTTTCAGGCTTACCTGCTTGTACTGGACAATAACAAATTCCCCAGGAAGCAATTTCTAAATCATATAAATGATAATTATACAGCCATTCTTTACATTGTAAGGAAAATTCAGATACTTTGCGAGTATGCTCTGGAACAAACAAATTACGTTCCTTAGCACAAGTTATAACTTGTGGTCTATAAATATAATATTCATCTGATTTAAAACTATTTTTTCCACAAGAATAACATTTATAGCCGTTATCATAAGTGATAAAACAGCTATTTCCGTGAGAATCTCCACAATGAGGACAATCGTTAGAACGACTAACGATCATATTCAATCATACCTTTTAAAGGCATTTTTAGAATACATATATAACCCATTTCAGAAGAATATAACCTGTTTGCTTTAACTTCGGCATCTTTACGATTTACATAGACACCGTGTATTTTGCCTTCAGAATTAAATGCGTAATTTCCACATTCATAAACAACATGAACATGTTTATATGCGAGTTTCATTTTCATACCTCCAAGCTGCTCTGATAATATTTCTAACCCCAATAGGGTCAAGTTGAAGCACTTCACAATGTGTTTCAAATGTTTCCCCTCTAAAATACGCATAATCTTTATCTGTTCCAGCCTGCACAATTACTGCAGTAAATAATTTTACAGCTATTTTAAATTTAGTTTTACTAATTTCCGACAATCCTTTTGCCACTGTATTCCAAACAACAGTCATGTTAGACATTATAAGTAATCACCACTGTTAATTTCTTGTGGGTGAATATACGAGTATATGTAGCTGCTGTCACTCGTGTTTCTTCACATTCGTACATTAAATTAGCGATTATATTTATCATAACAAGTAGTTTTTCTCCTTCCTCTCCCTCACACCGCTGAATTGCTTCTATTGTTTGAATTAGATCATTCATGGGCATTCCATAGTTGTCCAGCACATACTAATAACTCACATACAATATGTGCTAAATGATTGACACCCGATTCTTCGTCACGTAAATTACAAGTCATATACTTAATGAGATGTTCTGCAATATTATCATGTAAATCATTGATACTTACTTGGTTTTGATAAGACTGTAAAGAATACCTGTTATTTTCCAGATCAAATGTTCGCACTTTTAAGACATTTTTCCATAGTCGCCAGGGATCATTTACAAAATGATTTGTAATGTATAGCATAAGTTCTTCGTACACTTGTACTTCTTGGTTAGGGTTCCCTTCGTACACAAGTCTTGTAAATCTCACACAAAAATCGTGTATTAATGTATCTTGAAAATCTGTAACGAGAGGAATTAAGTCAAGAAAACAATATCGAGTGCCTTTTTCTTGTGGCATAGGAATTTGTTCTTTCGCTATTGCACAATCAATACAAGTGTTTTCTGTACAATTTGCTTTTGCATTAAATACTGCGCGTTGTTGTTTCTCAAATATCCCATCAGTCCAGTTTTCCCATTCTGTGGAATATTCATCTTGGCAAAAATCTGGAATAGCCAAGGATTCTACATATTCTTTTTGGATTTTTTGCGCCAATTCTTCCTGGTATTTCTGTTTTCCTTCTGGAGAAACCAAATCTATATCAGGAACGAATGTATGTTTTTGATTCTCTGCCTTTGCTTCTTCAAGCTTTGTGTAGTGTCCCATGATAGTTCTCCTTTGTGTGATAAATTTATATTAGCACATATTAATAATTAATGCAATATTTATTTGCATATTTATTTTTAAATAGCACTTGCTTATTTATTTGTTATCTGTTATTATTTAATTATTACAACACGAATGGCTTACTTATGTCTCTTAACGTGTCTAAATAACAATCGAGAATAGTGCTCCTACCATAGCCCTGTTAAGGGTGCAGGTACACCGCAATTGGTGTGATACACAGCAGATATTCTGGCAATTATATTTTATAGGGCGGTCTTAACGCATGACTGGGCAAGTATAAGCACTTGCAATGCGGGGCTGGTAAAGCTGTGGTAGGAGAAAAAAGAAATCCCCTGACGTATAGGGCCAGAACTACCCTTCATAATAGTCGTTTTATTGCCTGGAGAAAAGTAATGGACATGCAAGCAGCAAGAAATATGTTAGGTTATTATGTTCGCCCACAGGGTTATGTTTTTAAAAGCCAGAATTCTATGCTTACGCCTGTGCCATGCAAATGGAAGAGGGATCTTAATCTGGCATTTCAAACAACCAGTGGAACATGGTTTGCTGTTGATAGGGTACTGGCCGAAACGTATTTGGGCTGGAAGTCGAGAAGGAAATGGTTTGTGAAACATAAGGATAATAATTTCTTAAACAATAAAATAGAGAACCTGGAATGGCTCGCGAAAGACAGCTATGAATATGAAGAATTATTTTGTATTATTGAAAGGGAAATAAATAAATGATATCCAACTTGAAAACAGAAGAGGAATTGTTAGTAATGGACAATAAAGAGTTATTAGTCTATTATCAAGTGTTACGAGAGCATAGAGAAAGTCTTTTGCAATATGCAAAGGACTTCTTTGTAGTTGTAAAAGCAATAAGACTCTTGCTGAAGCATAGAATAGATGAACTTGAATTTGATGAATTAGTTGCCGAGGAAAACAGAAAGAATATAGACGATTACTGGAACTATGCCCAGACGACCATTAATTGAGAGGTGTGTGATGGAATTATCAGATACAGGTGTAATAGAAATAATAACGGAAGAAGGTATCAGTGTAACTAAATATAAAGACTCTGAAGGAGTATGGACCATTGGTTGCGGTATGACATCTACGGAGATTCCCGATTTAGCCACCTGGCCGCTCACTAAAACACTTACATTGAACGATGTGGTGTTAATGTTTAGGGCAGGAATGGTACCATACGAAAACGCCGTAAACAGCAACCTTAAGGTTTCTATCAAACAATGCCAGTTTGATGCTTTAGTATCGTTCACCTATAACGTGGGAGTTGGAGGAGAAGCACATAGCACTTTAGTGAAAGTGATCAATAATAAAGGTAATAATACACAAATTGAAAATGCATTCATGATGTGGACAAAAAATAAAGAGCTGGTTGGGCGTAGAGAGAGAGAAGTAAATTTATATATTAATGGTGTTTATTCAAGCACAGGCTTTGCTGCTATGATTCCAAGTGGAAAACCCGTTAATATACGTACTTTATTAGCTATGAATACCCCTTCTCAAAAGATTGCTGCAGATGCTCCACAAAGGTCTGTAATACAAAAAATGAAAGATTTTTTGACAAAAAGAATAGGATAGTATATACTAAACAGTAATTCAATCTAATTCAGGAGTTGAAAAGTAAATAGAGTGGTGTTATCCCCTCGGAGGTCGATAGCAAAGGAAAGCCGTGAGGTATATCCTCACATAAGCTCGGACTCAGTGCCCACCTCGAGTAGACGTACTACAAAAGCTATCTAAATCTCACATGAGAGGGAAGTGGATTATTAGTTACCCAATGTAATCATGACTTCCCAGAAAAGCCACCTAATAAGTGGCTTTTTTATTTCTCTTATTCCTACATTTATCCTCAGTTATATGCTACACTATTACTAATGTTTGTGTAAGGGGAATAGACATGAAAACAAATATCACAAATTTGCAAATATTAGAGGAATTGAATAAAAAAGTATATGGGCATCAAACTGCCAAAAGAATCCTAATCAATGCGGTAAATCGTAGTAGAATACGGTGGCATCAAGAATTTAATCTAGGGATGACAGATAAGTTAGTCCCTTTAAAAAATGTCTTATTATTGGGTGGAAGTGGATCAGGAAAAACATTTCTTGTGGAGTGTCTTCAGGAAGTATGTGATTTTCCATTAGTACGTTTTGATGCTACACAAATTCTCCCCTCTGGAGCCGGTTCAGGAGGACTTACGATAAAAAATATGATAAAAGAAATTGAAAGCAACTGTGCGTATTGGTCAAATCACTCAGAAGGATATTTTAGTGCATCTGAAATTATGAAACAAACAATTGTGTTGATTGACGAAGTTGACAAATTAGCACTTTCTTTTGAAAGTTCTGGCAATTGGAATAAACACGTGCAATCAAATCTTTTGCAATTAATTAATGGTAAGACAGAAATAAAAGGGGTTACATTTATATTTGCGGGTGCTTTCACTGAGATGTTGAGTGCAGAAAGGAAAAACACTAATAAACTTTTTGGATTTGCTAGTCAGCAACAGACAAATATAACTGAAGTAAATTACGAAGAACTTATAGTCAAAGCTGGACTTATCCCTGAATTAGTGGGGCGTATAGACTCAATTGTACGATTAGATGAATTGACAATACAAGACTATTGTAATATTTTGGTTCGTCATATAATCCCTGTAGCTTTAGATATCCTGCAATATTATGATGTATATGATCTACAACTTACAGAAGATGTATTATTATCTATTGCTAAGACAGCTATAAAAAGCGAACAAGGTGTACGTATGCTGACAAAAGAAATACATAAACTTATTGATAAGCATGAATTTGATGCACTGCCTCCTTATTTTGATTTTTTTAATTCCAATTTAGAAGAGGAAATAGAAAAATGTTAAAATTAGTAGTATTATTTGGGGGATTTGTTCTGATATTTATGGTTTGTGTCTGGATAGTAGTAATCAGTACACTTGTTTTATATTTAGTTAATTTTCTCGAAAGGATAGAGTATGACAATATTAAAAGCAATAAATCCTGTATTAGAGACTACATTATTAAAAAATTTAAGTGTTGAAGTTGTATATTCAAAGTATATACAATATATAGACTATAAACGTTTACTACCAACAACTAAGATATTATTAGAAGATTACCAAAGGTATTTTAATTTATACCCGAATCACACTATGGTCGATTGGGGGCATTTTTATACTCAATTTGCACAAAACTGGCATTTAAAAGATATGGAACAATCTGATATTGACTATTACAGGGATTATGTATTTCCAGCAATTGAAAATTGCGCTGAACTTGAAATAGACAAATGTTTGTTAGGTATTACTAAAAAACTGGCAGAGGAAGAAATTGCGGAATGCATGACAAAAGACTTTGATATACACAGATTACGTAGCATAATCGACTTATACGAAACTAATATTGACAATATAGATATGAAAGTTGACAAAACTGTGCATACAATCGAAAATGAAAATTTTGATACTTTAGATAAAACTAATGGAATCCCATGGTTTTTGCCTTCTCTGCAACAGAATCTAATGTCTATTACAGCGGGGCAGTTTATCATTGTAAGTGCCGATTTTGGAACTGGAAAAACAGCTTTTGTAGTGCATCAGGCAGTTAAGACATTTTTACACAATGTAAAACGCAAAGATGATAGGCCAATATTGTATTTCAATTCAGAAGGCACTGCATCAGACGTCCTGGGAAGGTTTTTAAGCAATTTATACAGAGAAAAAATACTAGGAGGCTTTGAAGAAATAGTAGATAGACGAATAGAGGTGCGCGAAAAGTTTTTGAAAGTATACAATCCCAATAATTTTGTTGTTATCCAAGTTTCTGATGCGCCTACATTTAACGCTATTAAAGCAAAAATACAAAAATATAAACCATGTTTAACTATTATTGATATTTGTGATAAATTGGCTCCAGACGAAGACCCACAAAGCTTGAAGAAGTTGTATGATAATTTGCGGGTATTGGCAGGATCAGAATGCCCGATTATAGGTACTTCTCAATCTGGTAACACGAGTTATCTAGATAAAGAAAAAGGGGAATTCGTTCAAAGAAAATGGCTTGATGGGCATGATACGTATGGTTCAAAGGTGGGTAAACCAGGTGCTGCTGATACTATGATCATGATAGGAGCGGAGAAGAACAGTCCTTTGCGTTACATATCGGTCACAAAAAAGAAGCGCGGGAAGGAAGTTAAAATAACATGCGAACTGTTAGACCGTTATTCATTTTTTCGCGAGTTGACATTATGAATTATAATAAATTTATTGATAGAGCAAAACAAATATACGATGTAGAAATACGAGTGCAGCAGATGCCCTGGGACAACACTATTATTGTGAATTTATTTTTCTCTGAACAGGTTTTTGCTGCATATCTCACTACAGAAGAGGAATTTATGGCTACATTTAACAAATATTATTTAGCATATTTAAAATCCAAGGGACCATTAATTGAGGAATAACTATGCCTTATCTAAGGATAAAACAACCAGATTGTGAACTTACGATGCTAGATATAGCCGAAATTGTAGCTTGGGGTATTGAATTAATAGGGGGGGAACATTGTCTGGGAGTTATGTTGAGGAATGGCAATGGAGTAGCCGCGCATTATGGAACATTTGATGAATGCCATGCACTACTTAATAGAATTACTAAAAAATTAAAACTGGAGATTATTGATATTTGAAAAAATACGGGAGTATTATATGTATCCAATAGTTTTGGACTTAGAAACATCCACAGGAAATAGAGAAATACATGGGCCATCTAGCAAAGACCCAGAAAATGATTTTTACACAATAATTTATGGGGGACATCCCGATGCAATCACAATTAAACATGAACTTGCAGGATTTAATCGCACAATTAGCAGCAGTTTTTTTGTTGGGTGTGATATTATCATTGGGCATAATATCGCTTTCGACCTCGGGTATATCTGGCGCACCAGTGCTTTACAGAGTTATCTCAGTAATCCCGAAAATACAATATGGGATACAGCGGAAGCAGAGTACATTTTGTCATCACAAAGGCACAAATACCCATCATTGGCAGAATTGCAAGATATCTATCTTGGGGAAAGGGTCAAGCAAAATAGAATATCTAACTTGTTCAAAGCGGGGATAGGTGCAGACAAAATATTAGCTGCTCGATACACCCATCCAAGACTTTTCGCTTTATATGAAAAGTATTGTATAGGAGATGGTAGTTCAACATTGCGAATATTTTCTAAACAGTATAAAAAAGCAAAAGAGTTAGGAATGCTTGATTTAATTAAAGCCCGAATGCGGGGACTTTTAGCTGTTATTCAAATGCAGAATACAGGCATTCAAATTGATGAACATAAATGTCAGGAAACATTAAAGGATTTTAAAATTAAATCTCTGCATTATCTACAAGAAGCTACAGACTTAACCCGGCAGTTATGGGATTCACGATTAGGGGTTTTCAATATTAACTCTCCCAAACAAAAATCGGCCATGTTGTTTGGAGGTGCTTTCGAAATTAAAGAAAAAGTAGAAGATGGATTTTACAAAAATGGCAACCCAAAATCTAAAACAATACTAAAAGAAATACATATTAAAGGTCTTGAATTAAATCCTGTATACTATTCCGAGGAAACCAAGAAACCGGGAGTTTACGTAACGGAAGATGCCGTTATACACAAAATATATAAAGATTGTAAAGATCCTTTAGTTATTAAATATTGTGAATTACAAAAGAAAGCTATGACATACGGGAAAATGTGTTCTACATATTTAGAACCTTTCTTAAGATTTAGTGTTGGTGGACTATTATACCCAAATTATAATACTACAGCTACAGAAACTTCCCGGCTATCGAGTAGTAGGCCAAATCAACAAAATGTTCCAGCTAGCGGAGAAATGCTTGTGCCTATACAGGGACAATTAGTAGCCCCTGAGGGTTGGCTAGCATGTGACATCGACTATTCTAGTTTAGAACCGCATATAACCGCACTAGTAACAGGGGATACGAATCTTACACATGATCTTTTATCGGGAGTATGTCTACACTGTCGTGCAGTATCTTGGCTCCCACGTCTATCAGAAGGTAAATCGTATGAGGAAATTTATCAATTAGCTGTAATACAAAAAGACCCCCATTGGGTGCTAATGCGCAAAAAAGCTAAGGGAGTTAACTTTAAGCGGGCATATGGAGGTGGTGCGGCTTCACTTGCTGAAGCAGAAGGGCTTGATATAGATGACGTAAAAACTATTTTTGCTTCACAAGACGAAATATACTCCGGTGTGAAAGCCTTCAATGATAAACTTTATGCAAATCTTAGTGAAAATCAGCAATTATCAAGAGAAATGCATTTTTCCAAAAGTAGTAAAGGAGGAAGAAGGTTTCAAGCAGGGTTAGAATTGTTACCAATATTTGATCAGGCAGGGAATAAACAATATATGAATGGGGAATATCGTCATTTTGGTACCTACCTAAGCCCCTTGAAACATACATTTTCATTTGAAGAAACAGGTAGACTGGATAAATGGGGTAAACTTAGACGTGGATATTCGACAACGGAAACAAAAAATTACCATATACAGGGCACTGCTGGGGACTTAGTCCTCGCTGCTGCTAGTGAGTGTACGCTATATGTAATTCAACACCACACCGAATTAAAAATGGTACGGCAGATACACGATTCACTCAGTTTTTATGTAAAAAAAGGCACGGAACATATACACATACCCGCATTATGTGATATAATGTGTAATGTTAAATACTTATTAAATAAGTATTATAAGTATGATGCAGTATTTAACTTCAAAGTCGAATGTAAAATAGGAAGTAATTTCGCAGAACTTGAAATTTATAACAATGAGGTGCCAAATGAAACAGTCAATTCAATCAGCACAATATATTAAGAAAGAACAAACTACTGTAGGTGCGCAGGCAATCCCTGCTATTAATGTCTATTATACACGTTTGGACGGAGAGAAACCACAAGAACTATCTGTGCGTTATCTTGTGGGTAAATTAGACGAAGCTAGCAGAGCCATTCTAGGTACACTTAAAAAAGGGGATAAGTTTGTTGTTGTTAAAGAAGAAGCACCAAATGCAAAAGACCCTGCTCATCCGTTTTGGAATTTAAAAGAATTCCGGGCAGCAGATACATTTGTTGCAAAACCCAAAAGCACATGGACAGGGAATAAAAGCAATTCTGAGAAAACACCATTTGATAATATTGGGGTTAAAATTGGTGCGGCAAGAAATCAGGCCATTGCTATACTTGGTACAGCATTGGACAACGGACTCACTTTGCAAGGATATTTAGATAAGTTGGATGCATTAGCGTATGACATTGTTAAACGTCAAGCAGTGATGGAAGAGAATGTGCGTAAAGGTATTACACCATTGACAGATCATATGGAAGAAGCTCTGGCAAATGAACAACACAATAGAGACTTGGCGGATAGTGATGATGAAATAGCTTTCTAAGAGGTGTTTATGAAACTGTTCGAAGATTTAGAAGTTGGGGAAGAATTTGAAAAAGATGGGTATATCTGGGTTAAATTCTCAGAAACGGATTGTGCTCTTGTTTGGGATGCGGATACGAATAATTGGAAAATAGCTAAAACAACTCATTGAGGGGGATACT